GTGGACCGAGAAGGTAACATTTACGAGCGGGTGCGAAAGGGCGTGATGACCGGAACCTATTTGAAGACGTTTGCACAAAACGACGTCGGGAAGGACGGTTATCGGGGGAGTTACGGGGCGGAAAAGCTGCGCGTACCTCAAATGCGCGGCGGTGTTATGCTGATGATAAGGCCACTTAAAGAAGGGGCCGAAGGAAAGTTGCTTATTTAGGGGGAATCATGAAAGCTGCCGGGAAGAAGGCAGATGCGGGAAAGCTGCCGTGGCATTTACTTCCGCTTGGGCCAATGCGAGAGACGGTCGAGGTGTTGCAGCATGGGGCGGCGAAGTATGGTAGCGAGAATTGGAAGCATGTGCTGAACGCACGAGATCGATATTATGACGCAGCGATGCGGCATCTAACAACGTGGTACGACGGCCAAGCGCGGGATGACGAAAGCGGTCGATCGCATCTTGCTCATGCAATGTGCTGTTTGCTGTTCTTGCTCTGGTTCGACCAAGCGCCGCGCTAAACCGCTTACAGCCAAGTAAGCTACCGAGTTGCTTACAGCCAAGTAAGCTGCGCGTTCTCTCTCCCCTCTTTCCCCTCTCTCCACTCCCCTCCCGATCTCTCCACCCTTGGGGCTGGCTCCACCAGCCTTCCTTTCTTTCGCCCCTCGTTCCGCCCGCTCCCCCGAAAAACGAGGGCGGGCTCCGTGCTACTGATATTCCCTCACCAGCCTCTTCTTTCCTCTCCTCCCTTTTCGCATTGACGTTACACACGGAAAAGTGTATATTTAAGTATGAACGATGTGTCGGCTGAAATAGCTCTTCCAAACCCATATGATACTATGCTCCCGGAAGCTGTTGGAGAGCTTAGACGTATCCTGCACTTGACGAAGGACGAAAAGCTTCGTGCGAAGGTAGCAGAAGATATTATATCTCTTTCGTCTTATGGTAAGTCGCAGGAAGCAACTCCACCGATTGTTATAACAAGTTCTAATGTACAGTTTATTATGCAGGTTGTAAAGGAGACATTTGGCAATGAACAACTTCCCACAGGTAACAGTTAGCGCTGGAAAGCTGCTTAGAGAGCTTGAAACTTGGGTTTTGAGGCCGGAGTTTCAATACGGCTTTGGACTTTGGCCTGATGGAAGTCCGAAATCTTATTGTAATATTTTTGTGTTTAAGTTCGGAAATGCGCATGGCTATGATATGCGTTCGTTTTGTCGAGATCGAAACTTAAAGTTATGGGGGATTTCCCCAATCGATCTTGTATATAAGCAGCTTATGGAAGACCTTCAAGAGGTTAAAGCAAGAGAGGCGCAGTCTCTTGCAAATATTGGTAAGTTTGTTGTTGTGTGGTCGGTTAATCAGTGGCATGCTGCGGTTGTTTGCGCGGATACAGAGCAGTATAATAAGAAGCTTGGGCCGCTTACAGTTCAGGCTGGTCGGTTTAATGGGAAGATGTATGTTTCAAGCGGTCGAGCTTTTGGGAGAGAGTGGTTCAATCCTGAGATTAAGTATTTCGTTGTAGAGAAGGTCAAGGAAGATGGAAAATAAAGAATGTCAACATCAGAGATTTCCCAGTCAGCAAGGGATGAGGTGTTTGATCTGCAAGAACGTGATCGAATATCAGAAAGCGATGTTGCAGGTAGTAGAGAACTGCAAAGAATCGTCCGAAGTTGCGCAGACAGAAGCCTTTATTTCTTCGCAAAAGTAGTTTTAGGTTATAAGGATTTAGAGAAAGAACCGCATAAAAGAGTTAGCGACGCAATTCAGGACTACAGTAAGCGTTGGCTGGCGTTGTTTATGCCCAGAGGTACGTTTAAAACTTCATTAAACTCTGTCGCAGATACGCTGCATAATGCGGCAATCAACCCAGAACACACGAATCTTATCATAAGCCAGACGGATGAGTTAGGTAATTCTGCTATTTTTGAAATGCAGGGGCATCTTGAAGGTAACAATACAATGATGAATTGGATTTACCCGGAGATGATTAAAGGCGGTGATAAGGTTAAGCCGTGGAACAGTTCTGCATTCAATTTTGCGCATAGGAAGCATAAGACGAAGGCCCCAAGCGTTGTATCAATGGGTATGACAGGACGGCTTGAGGGGCAGCATTTCACAATTATTCGCCCTGATGATGTTATTGGCGAGGAAGACCTCAACCAACCGGCTGCTATGGCATCGAAAATTGCAAAGTTCGGCGGTATTTATAGTTACTTTGACCGCCCGGCTACAGGGGTTATTCGGCTTTCTGGTACAAGGTGGGGTTTAGGTGATCTTTATAGTCTTATTGTTGACGATTCAATGTATTATGTTATACATTTACCTGCTGAAGACCCAGTGACAGGCGAATTGTTTTTTCCTACACTACTTACACACGACTTTCTTGATTACTTAAAACGTACAGATTATATGAAATATCTTACGCAGTACATGAACGACGTTACAAATGCGCAGGCGATGGAGTTTCATCAGGAGGAGCTACGGGAGTATCAGTTGTTGAACGAAGGCGGAGAGCCAGTATGTAAGGCTGATGGTGTTTCGTATCGAGTTTCTGATGGTGATGTGGTTCTTTGCGTCGATCCGGCAGGTTCCGGCGATATTGAGGGGGCACTTATCACAGATACCCGGCGTGGGCGGTCAAAGAAGTCGATGAATGCTGTTGTTGTGTGGTTTAGGCACATTTCTGGCCGATATTTCCTTTTAGATTCGTGGGAAGGCCGCGCACAAGGCGAAAATCCTGAGCTTGAAGTCGCAAATAAGATGTTTGAGCTTTACATGCTGTGGCAATATTATATTCGGTGCGGCTATGTTGAGTCTTTCGGGGCGCAAAGGGCGTTAATTACCATATTTAATATGGTTTGCGCACAGCATAATGTTATATTGAAAATGGATGAGATTCCGCGTGAGACGCACAGAGCAAAGAAAGTTCGTATTAGGACATATATTGGCGCTCCTGCGCAGAACGGGATGATTTACGTGAGGCGAAGCCATACTGCTTTTAGTTGGCAGTTTGCGCATTTTGGGCAGACGAATCAACTTGATACGCTTGATGCATCTGCATGGGCGTTTTCACAACTACAGGTTTATGATGATGCTCTTACACAAGTTAAGACGAAGCGTGTTTCAGATAAATATAAGAGGGCAATGCTTAGGCAGGTTTCTTCTGCTGGGTATTGACGATTAAATATGTTATTAGTATTATTTATTATAGTAGGGAGAAAAAATGAAAAAAGATAAAATGATGGGTAAAAAGAAGTGTGACATGAAGAAGGGTGATATGATGAAGAAAGGTAAAAAGGCTTCTAAAGGTAAAAGAAAGGGCAAATAGTTGTCGGACTTACAGCAGCAGACAGATAATCCACAGGACGAAATCCCACAAAATGTTGTAGACGATGTTGTGTCTTGGCTTTCACAAGAAATCCTCAACGCTCAGGGCGAAAGAGCCACGTTGACTGATAAGCTTGTACGTTGGGAACGCATGTACGAAGCGGTTCCTGCACAGGAAATTAAGACATTTCCGTGGCCTGGGGCATCAAACTTAGAAATGCCAATTATTGCCACGGCAGTTGAAGCTGTGCATAGCCGTATAATAAACTCGATTTTCGGTCCTCGTGATGTTTGGTCTGCTGCCGCAAGATCGCCTGCTTGGGTTCCGGTTACGGAAGATGTTACGAGGTGGATAAATTGGGTTGGGAAGGAAGTATTACATTTAAAGCCGATAGTGAGTAGGTGGGTACTTTCGACAATCAAGTTTGGTACTGGTATTTTGAAAGAAACGTGGCAACATAGGCAGAAGAAGATTACTGTTAAGGGTTCTGCTGGGGGAATTGAATCGGGCGTAGTTGATACGCATTTTGGTCCTATGCTTTTTAATATACCTCTTCCTGATTTCTATGTTTCTAATGATGCGATTTATTCGGGAGATATTCAGCATTGTGAGTGGGTTGCAGAGCGCCAATTGTACACATGGAAACAGTTAAAGGCGCTTGAGGCAAGCGGAATCTTTGTTAATGTTGATAAAATTAAGGATGCGAAGCGCACGAAGCCGAACGAGATGGAAGAGGAAGTAAATAAGAATGTCGGCGTTGAGATTAGCGAGTATAAAGATTTTGAGATTTGGGAAGTTCATTGTTCGCGTGATATAGACGGTGATGGTATTCCTGAAGAACTTTGTTTCAATTTTGAGCCTAATACTAAGGCTGCGTTGAGAGCAATTTTTAATCCGTATTACCACCAGGAACGCCCGTATCAGGTTCTTCGGTATATGATTCGTGACAATTCGTTTTGGGGAATCGGGGTTTGTCAGATGCTCGATCCGATACAGACGGAAGTGTCGGGGATACATAACAGAAGGAACGATAACGCAACGTTGTCGAATACTACGGCGTTTACGCGGGTTCGAGGAGGACGAACTGGGCCTCTTGAGTTTTACCCTGGTGTTGTGTTTGATGTTAATGCATCGGACGATATTAGAGAGTTGCAAGTTGGGCAGAAGCACGTTACGCTTTTGCAGGAAGAACTGCACTCAACCTCTATTGGGGAGAAAAGGACTGGTGTTAATGATTATACTGTTGGTCGTGAGTCTGCTGCTATTGGTTCTCGTGCTACAGCAACCTCCACTCTCGCGTTAATAAAAGAAGGTAATGTTCGATTTAAGTCGGTGATTGATGAGGCAAGAGAATCGTTGTCAAATGTGGCGCACCAAACGATTATGCTTTATCAGCAGCATCCTGACGTAGAGATTTATTATGAAATGTTTAGTGCGAAGAAAGCGCCGTTGATGAAGAAGTTCTTGACGCTTCCGCAGCAGCTTTCTCGTGCTGGAGTTTTAATTGATGTTCCTGCGATTTCTGAGGCATATAATAAGGACGTGCAAAGGCAGACTTATTTGACGCTTATGCAGGTTATGCAGCAATTTTATGGTGGGATGATGCAAGCGTTTCAAATTGCGCTTAATCCACAGGTTCCGCCACCAATGCAACAACTTGCTATGCAAGGTGCGCAATCCGCTTCTAAACTTTGGGGTAGGGTTTTAGAGGCGTTTGATGTTACTGATTCTGATACATTTACCCCGGATGTCGAAACACTGCTTGGAATACAAGCGTTAGGAGAAAGTTTAGATGGAGGACTTGGAGCTGTTACGAACGGCGGAGTTCAGCCCCCTATGGGGACTGCTCAAAACCAGAATACTGGCGGGGG